CCATCAAGCTGAACACAAGTATTACTACTTTTTAATTCGCCATTAGCAGGAGTACCATCACTATCAATTTCATATGTAACTGACCTTCCATCAGGACTAATTATAACAAATGTTTCTGTAGCAGAAAGATTGCCTGTTATAGTTATAGTTGCTACACCATCAGTAAATCCAGTAGATGCATAGTTAATTATTGTACTATCTGTTATCTCATTAGTATTTGTCAAATAAGTAAAGTTATCATCTCCTGGATTTATAGCTGCACTAGGATAATGCATTACTTGTACAGGGCCAGTTGAACCATTTACTGTAACTATTTCATACCAAGGATGTATTTCACTAACAGTAACATTTTCTTTTTTACCTTGAGTACCTATAAAACTGATTTCTGATAAAGCTTTATTGTCAAACATACTTATATCTGAAATATGTACTCTATTTATTTCTTGTAAAGTACCTGCATCTGAACCTGAAATACCAAAGATACCCCAACTTATAGGAGCTTCTAAAAATGAAGATTTTTCATTTGAAGTAAAAAACTTTCTATCGCATTTGATTGAATTAAGGATACCATTTTCAGATAAGGGGTCTATATTTAAAGAGTATGCAGCAGCATCTTCTGGAATATCCTTCTCAGATAAATTAAGTATAGTACCTAGATTAAAATCCTTTATCTCCTTTAATTGTCTAGGCATTTAGCTCCATTCTACTTTATGAGAAGATGTCCAATAATCTTCTGGTATTATTACATTATATATTTCCATCTAGCAATTTCCCCCATACTGTTGTTCTACCGTCTATTATTTGCACTATATCTACAGTAAATCTTCCTCCGTAATAATAATCTACTATAGCAAATGCATGTGCCCATTTATGTTGTCTGCCTCCTAACCACTGATTCTTCTCAGCAGACATATCCTTTAAACATCCAAGTGACCAGGCAGACTTAGGTCCATCCATAAAAGTCACACTATCTTGTTGCAGGGAATGATGATGACCATACATTATATTGGCACCTAGTTTTCTCAGATGATTCGCTGCGTGGTATTGACCACCAAAATGGTGCCCATGATAAAAATAGAGCTTTCCTATTTTAAGATACTTCCCAGGTGGGTGATACTTGTATCCTCTCTCTTTGAATCTACATACTTTTTCAAAGCGATAGTTTAGATAAGGATGCTCTTCTACGAATCTATCTAACCATTCATCATGATTCCCTGCACATATGTGTCTTTCTTTACAATTCACTTTATCCAAAGATTCATCTATTATGTCAAGTAACTTATTAACTTCTTCTATATCTTCATCAACTTTAGGCATAATGTACTCTAATGGTGGTTTTTTCTTACGTTTCCATTGCCAGTGGGATACACTACTAAACTCACCTAAATCGCCCAAATCCACGTATATTTCGGGCTTTACAAGCTCTATTGCTTGTTTAACTACATTTATCGCTGCCTTATCGTGGATAGGCGCGTGTTTATCTGGAGTGATGATTGCTCTTTTAATCACCCCTTTATTAGTTTTCTTCATTTATCAAAAAACTCCTAGTTAAATTTACTCCTAGGAACGTAACCCCAATCATCAGAATTTGTCCAACAATTCTTAGCACTCTGTAATTCTATCTCAGTTTTATCGGGTTCGTATTTTAAAAACATATCATCACAACTTTCACATTCCCAGAGTAGGACTCCATCTTTGGCACCCATTATTTCAACTCCCACCACCTCATCACAGTTGCAGTTAGGACAATGGCCTGGACTATCTTTGTAGATTTGTTTTTGGTTATGTACTAATTTATCTAGTATTTTACCTTTAACTCTATCTACTAAGTCAACTACTAACACCATTCTAGTTGAAAGTTCTTTCATCATTTATTAGTTTAGGCGATTCTTAACTTGAGCCCAAAGCTTATCATCAAGTTTATTAGAACTTTTAGCTACTAGATAATCACCTAAAGCTACAACAATAGCTTTTATCATATCTTCACTAAACAAACTCTTTAAAGCATTAATCAATAGTGACTTCATTTATTCTCCTTTTTCTTTGCAACATTTACATATTAGCTCTTTCTTTGGATGAGCTAAATCTTCTAGAACTTTAATTCTTTTTTCATGGTCACTAGCTATAAGTTTATCAGGGGCTTTTTTAATAGCCTTTACTGCTGCACTAATAATCATTTTCAAAACCATTCCTTGTATCATTTAAAAATCCCAATCTTCATCATCATTAAAATAAATATCAAACATTTCCCACTTACCAAGCCACCAAAGACCTCCAAAAAAGACTACTATAAAGCCTAATATAAAGTAGCCTAAGTTTGTCACTTATTTAAGCCAAGCCATGTCATTACAGAACTAAAAATGAAAATAAATGATACTCCTATACCTCTAATCCAAGATATTTGTCTTTCATTTTCTCTGACTCTTCCATTGATTTGGTCAACCCTAGTTCTAATATATTCTAAATGTGATATTATTAAATCGTCTTTAGTATTTTTTGTTTTCATTTCTTTCTTGCATCCTTAAAAATTTATCTTTTAATCCGTTACCACTTAGCTTAGCAATTACTTCCACTAGTGTTTTATAACTATTCTCTAATCCTTTTTGTTCTAATTGCATTTTCTTTTGTTGGTCTATTAGCTTGACTAATATACCTTCAATCCTACCAAAAGACTCTCTTAACTCTCTTGTTAATTCATCTTGGATAAACTTAGTTGATTTCCATATATAAAAACCCATAGCTACTGAACCTGCTACTGCAATACCGTATCTATCTAATATTTGAAACCAATCCATAGTATACCCCCTTAGTTTTTAGAAATCTTGCGGTATAATTCTTCCAGAGCCTTCATAATAATGACTCCTTGCCATTTTTTTAGCTCTCTTTTCACCTTTTAAATATAAAGCTTCAAAATACTCTGCACTTTGCAAGTCTTTATTTCTAGGGTCTCTATACCCCATTCCTATAACTTTATCAACTATAGATTTATGGTATCTATCAGATATATCATTCCATGTGCTTGCTGTAGACGATAAATCTGCCTCATTTATAGTTCCTTCTATCCAAATACCTAAACTTGATTCTGTTAGTGCTTGCCATTCATCAGTAATTCCATCTACAGTTCTAGATGTTTTTTCAACTAAAGCTAATTTAACATCTCCACTAACAATCTCTGTAAACCAACCTCTTTGTACTTTTTTAGCCATTATGTTATATCCTTTAATTTAAGTGTTCCTTGAAGCCTTTTAGTTAATATTCCAGAAGTTCCACCAGCATCTCCTATCCATACTTTATTTATTTTTAAAATACCTGCGCTTCCAGAATCAGGACCCAAAGATATATCATATAATAATTGCCCTGCAGTTGTTGTTAATCCAGTACTAAGAGTTTTGGTTATTTCTGTGTTTTCACAGAATTCGTCTTTAACTTCGTTAAGTAATAATAAAGCTTCTGTTTCTCCTATATGAGGGTGATGTTGTTGTATTAATTCTATCATTTGTTTAGCAGTCATTATTCTCCCTCTGGTTTTTCCTTACCTGTATATCTTTGCATTTCAGTCATAAAATCTTTTTCTAATAATTGCATTTGATTAGTTATCATCTGCATAAGCTCTATATCTTCTTCATCTTGAACTTGATTGCTTATATAAGCTTTAAGTATATTAACACTGCTCTTTAAAGATATAGCATGTATTAAGTTATTTGGCAAATATACTGTAGTATTTAAAGTAGCTTCTGTTAAATCCGTTATATCACTATCAGGCGCTGTAGATGTAACATATGTAAAATACCAAATTTTTGCTTGTTGGTCAGAAGTAGGTACAGGTAAAACCTTAAGTGTAGACGCTCCATCATTAGCTGTATCGTGATGAAAGATAGGACTATAAGCAGTAGCTTCATATATACTACCACTGTCTCCTGCTACCGCAAATCCTCTTCTATCAACACCTAAACACTCTCTTTCAATACCACCGCTGTTAGCATCTACTCTTGTAACCTTTAGTATTTTACGACCTTCAGTAAGCCATTCAGATGCAGAAGTAAGGACTCCAGGAGTCTTGGAATATTTGGCAAGCACTTCAATAGGAAGCATATCTGCTATTTCATTTATAGCAGCATTAATTAAATCACCTTCGTAATCAACATCAGTACTATATATAGCTCCTATTAAGTCTGTAATTCTTTGTCCTAAGTTTCCACCTTGTGCCATTATTTACCTTTTTTCTTATTCTTTAAATTTAACTTTCTTCTAGTATCTATCTTGGTACCATGCCAAGGATTACCTATACTAGTTGAAAATCTATTAGCTAATTTCTTAGCCATTATATAGCTTTATGCAATGGGTCAATCTGAAGTAGTATTGATTCTGTTCTAGCATTAGACGCAGCTGTTAATTCAAGTCTCATATAAGGCATAATACCTTTTGCATCAGCATCATATACAGCAGTTGCCATTACATCATCAATAGCTACTCCATCTAAAATATCTGTATGTAAATCAACCCAATTATCTCCGTCTGCAGAACCTTGAACACTAACATCCATTGTAGTTGCAGCACCTAAATTTAAACCTGTCGCATTAACTATTACCATAAAGTCTCCTAAAATAGGAAAATCAAAAGGTTCTGTATAATCAGCATCTGTTCCTCCATCCATATCAAAAGCACAATAATTACCCATTGTTTTTGATAAACTAGCAGAAAGGTCAGTACCCGTTGTATAATCTCGTATTGTAGCATCACCCAATGATAAATCTGCTCCCTTACTCCATTTGCCACCTAATTTTTCAGCAGCCATAATTTCTCTCCTTTTAAAATTTGTGTAAATGGGGCCGAAGCCCCATCTACGATTGTTAAACTAACCACTATGATGGGTCAGCTCCTATACCACCAAAGTCACCAGATACCATCCCCACATTGTCTTCATCAACAATACAAGTTAAAGTAATAGTGTTTGCACTCTCATCAGCATCAGC